GTAATTAAAGTAGCATTAAAAATATTATTAAAGTACTTAGCTAACTCTGCTTCTGTGGTAGAAAGTTGCTTAATAACTTTAGGATATTTTCCATGCGAAAGTTTCACTTGCTCATATACAGTCTCTGAATCTGTCCCAATAATACAAAGGTCATGCTTTTCTGTAAAATCTACTTCAGCACACCTCTCCCGTAAAAATTCAGGAACAAAACAGATCGTTAGCTCTGGATAGTTTAGTGCTAATACTTCGGTGGTTCCTGGTGTCACAGTAGATTTAATTGCTACAATTCCTTTATACTTTAGTTCATCTAAGTCATGTATAACCTTAGTTACAATTGAAGTGTTGCAAGAACCATCCTTTTTTGAGGGAGTAGGGACACAAATATAACAAATGTCTGTGTTCAGAACATCTTTTATAGATGTGTTTAATTTAATATCATGACAGTAAACATCATGACCTAATTTTTCAAACCCGTATTTAATGGCTGATCCAACAACCCCTACTCCAACAATTCCTAACTTCAAGTGTACACCCCCTGACCTTGATTTCTGCGAGTTTCCACTCCACCACAATGATAGCTAATGGCATCTAAAGCTTTAGTAACTTCGACTCCCCCAGTCTCACAGCGATTAAAGAAATCAGTATCTCCCGTAACTTGTCCTCCTTGCCAGTCGTACTGATTCTGAATGAGTGTCTGTGCCATGGGGCCGAATCTTTCCCACACATCCCTAGACAGCATAAATGGCATAGCATCCAGTCTATGGCTATACGATTCTTTAGACTTAATTAAAATATCCTTACCATCTTCATAAAGTTTAGAAGCAAATGCATCAAATCCTTTGTAATCAAAATCGTCCTCAATTGTGAGACCAAAGTTCTTGGCTGTATGCAGCGTAGGAAGGGTTCCTGGCTCAATTAATTTGCAATTGACGATTCTATTCGGAGCAGCGTTCTTATACAAGTTCTTCAACCAATCCTTGTAGAAAGCATGATCAGTAGCGATGGGACAAATATAATCAGCATACTTCAACCCCTCGGTGTACCCCAGATTCCAACCCTTGTATAGGTTCCACAAGAATCCGTTTCCTTCGTCATACTCCATGTCAACATACTGATAATCATTTTCCTTAAGCCACTCATACACCTCTGGAGATGTCTTCCAGCACAAGAAAATGATGCCGAAGTCTTCCTCTGGCATCCCTGCATTTTCGATAGCACTTTTAATTGCAAACTTTGCCATGTCTAAAGATCTACCGATCTGACAATACATCATTACTTTCTTATTCATCTCGCTCTCCTTCAATTATGTGATACACCAAAGAATCAAATGCGGTAATATGCTTCATGCCATACTTAGGTTCTAGGATTTGATGGAAGAAGAAATCGTCACCCGCCTTATATACGGGTCTATCGTTTGGGTAACCCGATACAAGCTTGTCTCCATCCACAAAGATATTCCCTCTTGGATATAATCCCGCCTCTTCAATCCTCTTCTTTTCTAACAGACAGGGCATATATAAACCGTGTGGCTCTGTTCTATCTTCTTTATGTTCTTCTACCCACTTATCCCAACCCTCAACATTAAACTCGTTGGGATGGCGACCAAAGTGGTTATCTCCTAAGTTAACACCATGCATCCCACTAGGCATTTTACCGCTTTCGATTAGGCGACTGCAAGGAATGTTTACTCCATCATGATGCTTAATTAAATTGTCTAGCCAGCCCTCAGAAAATCTATCATCAGAATTAACTAAAACAATGTTATCGTATTCACTTGAAGTTATGCAAAAATTATAAGCACCATAAACTCTATTAAGATAAAACTCATTAGGGTCGGGGTTATTATATACGGTGTAAGGGATCCCAATTTTAGGCAACTCCTCTAACACCTCTGGGGTCGCGTCATTTGCAACAATCCGCACTCCCACATCCCAACCATCAACTTCACACAACTCGCTTTGAAGCTGGTCTGCGATAAAATGCAGGTATTGGACTGATTGGAAGATTAGAGAAACTACTTCCACATTTTTCTTAATCTCAGTCATGATGTGCCTCCGTTAAATACAGTTTTGTTCCATCTCTGCAAACAATATACGCATTGGGGTACGGATCTTGCAACGCTCGTATCTTATTATAGATCTCATTAGCAGCACACCGTTGAAAGTCCTCTAGTTTTATCTCACTCTCTTCGGGCTTTCGTCTTTTGTAGTAAGTTGCCTTTGAATGATCCTGATTAACCCCCCAGGAGAAATTATTCACTTCCTTATATTTCGTTAGTACCTCTCCAAGCCCTACAACTCCAAGATTTGAGATTCGTAGAAAAATATCCTCCAATGATCCTGACAAATCAAACTCAGACTGCCATAAAATAGGTCCGTGATCAACTTTATCATCCATTAAAAATAGAGTAACCGCACTCTTCTTCTCCCCGCTTAAAATCTGATGCTGAATCGGGCATCCTCCTTTATATTTTGGTAACGGAGATGGATGCAAACATATACAATTATAATTGTCAAGGATATCCTCTTTAATTATCCAACTCCACCCAATAAATAAAATAGTGCGTATCTCATTTTTTTCTAATTTATCTTTTAGCTCTTTAGAACTTTTAGCTACCAAAAACTCTATATTATTTTTATAAGTAGCCATTAGTGAACAGCAAATATCAATTGCCCAAGTTCTATAACCGCAAAATAAAATCTTTTCTTTCATTCAACCCACCTCAAAAGTTCATAGGCTTCTGCAAATTCACATTGAGCCTGTTTTCCTCTTACACTTGCGAGGTCCCTCACCAAGTCTGGGTGACGGAAACTGCGGACCTGTGATTTAATACATTTATATGCTTCTATTTTTTTAGAGATATCAATAGGAATAAAATAGTTTGGTTTAAAACAAGAATCTTTATTATAGGAGTAGTCCCATAAAAAAACATGAGGCTGTTCATAAATCAATACTTTATTAACAAAGAAATTTATATCATGAGGGCGAAGCGCAATTAAAGCTGCTTGATAGACAGCTTGATGATCTTGATTGTAGGAAGGATATGGAATAAAAATCTCTTCTGGTTTAATTCTATTTATTGTATCAGATAATTGGTCAATCAAAACAGGAACTTCGTAATTATTAACTAAATTAGTAAGAACTTCAAAATCAAAACCTAATAACTTTTTTACGCTTTCAAGTTCTTCAATCCTAGTTTTTCTAGAGATAACATGAAACTTATCCACACCGCATTCTAATACAAAAGTATCTTCATCCAAAATTCCACCACACCCCAATACCTCGTCATCTATGTGCGGAGAAAGGATTAATTTTTTATACTTCTTCTCTTTCTTGTTCTTCATAAATATCCTTTAATTTTTCCTTTGTAAGGGGGGTTTGCTCATTAACCTTTAACCAATAAGGAAGCTCCTCCCTAGGAACTCTCTCAACTTTTAGAGTAGATTCATTTAGTATCCTATCCAAAGCCCAGCCCGACTGACCTCGGGACTCATAGTTTTTATACTTTTTAAGAATCTGATCGTCTGTAGCAAAACCTCTATGAATTAAATTAAACGGTAATCTAGCTCCATTTCTAATCCCCAAGGGGTGTTGGCTCTTATGCAATCCCTGTTCTTGAGAAAAGCTAAGATGTCCTGTATTTTTCCAGAAAGCCATTCTGCCAGCTTTCATAAAGTGATCATATTCATCATCAATCCTGTGCCAAACATCGCTTCTCCAAAGATTATAATGACCCAACCAACCCCCCTCAATTCTATTTATATCTAACTGAAAAAGAAGATCTTCTAATACTAAGCGATCTAAAAGCCTAGCATCTAGTAAAGTATCCCCGTCCATCCAAAAGATCCACTCTGTATCTGGTTGCTCTTTTAATACCTTTTCTAGTAGTTCTTGCTTACAAATTAGCTCTTCTTCAAAACGATTAGTTTTTGATTCAATGACATGAACATTATCAAACTTTTTATAAAACTCCACACTCCCGTCTGTAGAGGCTTGATCAAAGATGTATATCTCATCACAAACTTCCATACATTTAAACCAATTGTCTAGATTACCTAACTCAAGTTCATTATGTAATTGAGAAAACCCCACAATTTTAGGTTTGTAGCGTTTCTTAGCTTCTGATAAATAAAGCTCTTTGTTTTTAGTGAATAGGTGCGGATTCATTTTAAACTTATTCTCAAAGGCATCTTCATTATAATGATTTTGATGAAGCACAAAAGGATTATCTTGTATATTAACAGATAAACCTTTATCCTTAATTCTCATTAGTAATTCATCATCATCATATCCGATGCCGTCAGCATACGCCTCATCAAAACCACCCAGTTCCTCTAAATTCTTTTTAGTGATACAAGACGCAAAGTGAAGGGGTCTAGGGTTAATTACAGAATGATTATACCACCCATCTTCCTGACCACCATTAGAAACCTTATTTAAGAGGTTAATTTGCTGATCTTTCTCTCCTAAAGACTCCGTATCTTCTTTAGATAAAGCATACGCAGCAAAAACTAGATAGTTTTCATCCGTAGTATTATCTATAGCATTAGAAAGCAAATCCCCCACATGGAAACATTCTGGATTTTGAATTAGAATTAAATCCCCTTTTGCTTTAGCAAATCCGAGGTTAAATGGGACACAGGGATTAATATAGGTTTTGTCCTCTTTCTCTTGTCGAATGATATGAATTGGAAAAGAATAATTATCTTGAATATCCTCTAATCTTTGAGCTTCTTCACTTACATCATCTACAACAATAAATTCTATATCTTTAGTTCTCTCAGACTGTTCTATTGAATCCAAAGTTTTTAAGAATAGATCTTTCCTGTTGTAGTATGCAGTTACAATACTTAGTTTAGGATTTTTTTCCATCGTTCTAATATCTCCTCTTTATCTAAAATCTCTTGGCTGTTGGTAGGTCCATCGAAGGGGATCCCAGAGAGCCTACACTCGGCCTCTACGAGCCCGTAGGTCTCACTAAGGGAAGAGTGGTAGACCTTGCTGATCTGCCCGTACATAGCCTCAGGATCGTCCTCATGCCCCTCTAGAATAACCTCAGCCTGGATATCCATAGCTGGGCTAACGTGCTCCTCAAAATACCTCTTATCAGTAATTTCTCCAAAAAGCTTAACCGTAAAAAAACCATCTTTAACAGCCCTACGAATAGATTCATGAGTCTGCTTGTTTTTATCAATACTCCCAACTATTCCAGCAACCCCATTTTCAGGATTTGTCCAAGTTACCTTTCTAACGATAGGAGGAATTATAACAGAAGGATGGTTTACTCCTTGCCAAGCCCTTTGCGAAGTACTTACGAAAACTACTAAATCATACTGCGCGAGAGAAACCTCTTTGAGGGGAAAAATATCTTTTTCATGACAATACAAAATATGCTTTTTGACTTGAACCTCCTGAGGGACCTGAATAAAGTGGCTTATCAAAATATCATCAGGACCCAGGAGACACTCCTTAATTGGGGCTGCTTTACACTTATCTAAATGCCACTCATTAGGACCATAAAAGGTACAATCATACCCATTCTCATTTAGCAAATTAGTTAGATTTATATGAGCCACAGTCCCGCCTCCAGGATTAGTCCAACTACTTACAATGCTAACCCTGGACTTTGACACTCAACAACTCCTCGTACAACTCAAGTCTTCCCCTCACCGTTTGGTTCATGTCAAACGCTGCTTCTGTAAGATCATGGAGATTTTCCCCCATCTTTTTAATCAAACCAGGATTCTTAACTAAACGAGTTAAAATTCTAGTCCATTCAGAAACATGGCTTTTCCCTGGTTCAATTAAGAATCCAGTTTCTCCATCTATAATCCATTCATCATAGCACCCCACATTAGAAGCCACAAGAGGTATCTTATATCTCCCACATTCAGCAATCTTAATTTCAGACTTAGAATCGTTGAAATCATTCATCTCAAGAGGAGCAAGGGCTACATCCATATTAGTAAACATCTGCCCGTACCTATCTGGGGTTTGGGCGTAGTGGATATCCCAGTTCTTACCTCCTTTAAATCCTCGAAGAATAATACTTTTATACTTTTTCCACACATCATACTGCCAATCACCCTCAGGAGTATTCGGCGGGGGATGCCCATAAAAGTCCCACCTACAGTTCTCCCTTCCTACCCGCTGGTTTACGAAGTGAGGCACACCAGAGAAGTAGCGCAAGTCCTGCTCATGATGAATGCCTCCTACCCAACCGAATCTACAGTAATTCTTTTTGGGTGCGGGGTTCTTGGGCATATTCCAGCAGGGTAGTTTGTAATCAATAGAGTTTTTTATAATAGCTAAGGCATGATTGGGATTACAGTAGGGGGCAACTCTCTCAGCAAATTTCTTTTGAGTAACTGTAACTAGATCAGAGTGAGAATAAATGAACTTAGTGATATCCTCTAAGCCCTTCTCTTTGTAAACATGATACAATCTATGTCCTTTATAAATATCGGTCAGCAAATCATCGGTATCGTAGTGAACAAACTTCCCGAATTCTTTAGCTTTTCCAATAATTCTTGCCGTATAGTTCCCTCCAAAGTTTGATAGGTTTTGAGTGAACACAATGTCTGCCCACTTCATGTCCTCAAAGTCCCAATCAGGCAACCATGTTCCATCCTTCTCATCCATCCCTAAGGGATTCTTGTTCCACCTAATCTCCACACGATCACCGTAAAGCTCCTCCATCTTTTTCATTGGAGCTATGATTCGGTAGTAGGCACAGCCACCTTCATTAGAAGGAGCACAAAGTATTTTTATTTTATTAGCCATGATAAAAAAAGGAAGGCACCTTGGAGAGATGCCTTCCTATTATAGAACCTAAATTACCTTTTAAGCTTCTTCGTCTTCAAAAACTTCCTTGGTGCCTTCCGACGAGTGTGACAACCCTAAAGCAGCAGCCAAACTATGCGCGGCTCCACCCATATCTACATTCTTATCCATAGGAAGAATAGCCTTAGCAGCTTTCACATAGTGCTTCCTCTTGCGCTTGCTGAAGAGAGTTACCATACCCTCCCAAGCAGCTAGGGCAGGAACAAAAGTTTTAGCAATACCAAAACCAGCGTCAATAATTCCACCCATAGCATCCCCATCAAGGGCTCCCCCTGCGGGGATATAAGCGGCATCAGCGACTAGCTGATCTTTATTTGCCATGACAAGAGTAGTCCCCTCAGGGATCTTATCTTTCACAGCATCAGGCAACTGGTCCCAGGGAATAATAGCAGCCTCTTCCCCTTCTTGCAGTTGATCCTGCGTAGTAAACACCGTACCTTCTCCGAAGAACCCCTCCAGAGCAGTGCAGGACACAAGCCCAGCACCTAGCATGGCTGTACAAACCAAAGTAAGAATAACATTTCTCATAAATTAATTAACCTTGCAATTTAGAAAGGTAATCATTATCGGAGACTTCCTTAGTCTCAGATGAAGAAGTACCTTGTGCTGTAACACCCGTAAGGGCTGCCGCAGCATTTCTAACATCCTCATAATCTTCAAGCTTCACAAGCTCATGAATTTCATGGAGACTATCCATGGAGGATGCTACCTCGGCCTTAGTACCGAGAGGAGAAGATTTAGGACGAGGAGCGGACTGGTCGTACTTCGGCCATTGTCCGTCCATCTCTTTCACGATCTTAAAATCGTGACCCGCTTCGGGGTCAGTAATGTCCCCGAAATCTTCATCAAGCATAGCACCGATGATCTTCTTGAAAAGAATCACACCGATAGACAGAATTTTAACGTCTCCACCCTCACGGTCGAGAATGTTCATGTAATAACGAGCACGGGGTTTAATCTTACGAGCAAGCTCTTCGTCCTCTTGGCGACCAGTTTTCCACAGAGCATAGTAAAGATCGCACATCGGGCAAGCCTCACCATGAATCTTACGACAGTGGATGTTTTTCACAGAGCCATCGGGTCCAGGGACTCGATGAATTTTAGTCTCCGCATAGAATTCCTTTTCCTCATCCCTCCACGGAAGAATTCGAACAGCATTAGTGCCTTCGGGAATTTGATAGAACTTCTTAAGGAAGTCTGTGTTACCACCCGTCTGGGGGTTGTTAAGTTGTTCGTGCTTGGCACGGAGAGCTTCGAGATTAATAGCCATTTTATTTTCCTTTAGTTAGTGGTTAGTGTATGATAGTAGTATCACTTATATAGTTTAGTTTCTTCTCGTTTATTTGCAGAAACTTGCTGCAACATATCTTTTTTCTGCTCAAGGGCTCGGACAAGCCCTTTCAGCATTTCGTATTTGAAGGTAGCGTCATCCACAGCAGTCTGCCTTGCGTGATACTGATCGTCAGCAAACACTAGGTCATCTAAGTCTTTTGCGGTCAGCTTGACGCTGGATCTTTCCTTAGCTTCCTTGCGTAGCTTAGACATGAATCGAGTAAGTGCAATGCTCCTCTCTCCTACCATCTTTTTAGCCATGCTCATCAGTCCATAATAGTAAGAGTAGATAGAGGCTTGTCGAAACATCTCAGTCTCTACTTCATACTCAGTAAACTGAACAAGAGTATCGCTAATGTCTTTATAGTTTTCCCAGGTGAAGTCTTCTAGTGATTCAATCAGTTCATGCATGTTAGTATCCCGCGTTAGGGGGCGTAGGTTTAGTTGTCTTACTATTAGAGACAGGCGACTCAGATCCTTTCAAAATATTGGTTAAAAATTTTGGATCTTTCAACTGTTCTGAATTGGTGGGTACACTAGGGGGATTAAGGTTAGGGGCTGGGAAAAACCTTTTATACTCTGCTGCTGTAACCACAGAATAAACCCCCGTATTAGTATCCCTTGCAACATAGTCCCCAGGGGAACCCCTCCTAGCGATAACAGCAGGATCAGTAGTTCCCTTTTTAACCAAACCAAACTTTTCACTAACTAAATAAAAAGCTTGTTGATCTACAGTCCTAACAATTCTGTTAGGAATTCCAAACTGCCATCTACCCTCCTTGTAAACTGACAACAAGGTTAGGGGCCTTGTACCCCTATTTAGTATGTCTGTAAGATGCATATCTTTCATAAAATTCTCCTCTATTATCTAGGTTCAGAGAATATAAAATCAAAGAGTTCTTTATTTAATCCCCACAATAATTTTAGCATATTAGAGGTGACGCTAGTTAAAAATTCATTACCTATCTGGGGCATATCTTCATCATCACCCAACCCAAACAGATCGAACCCAATATGACAAAGCTCATGAAGAAGAGTCCACTTATAATCTTCAATGCATTGGTTAGGATCAATTGTCAAAGTATTTTTGGCAAAGTCCACACACCCATAGAGGTGATCTTTATGTAAACTAGCTTGTATAATTTTAATTTTCTTGAAACCTATGATCACCTCTAAAGGGTGAACTGGCTTATTTACTTTGGTAGTAGCCATTCAATTATCTCCTGTAGAAAAGATTGCCTCACCTTCAGACATTCTAAGAACATTATAGTCTACCTCCATAGGAACCGAGAACCTCGGTCTGCCGTTCCTAGACTTGATAACATACGCTCTCATCTTACCTTCATCAAACTCTTCTTCGGACTGGTTGAGGGACAGAGCGAAATCACAAGTCCTAATCTTTCCATAGGAATCTCCTAGCTCTGCGTCTGTAATAATCTTCACCAAGCGTCCCTGTCTGTTCGTCTGAGTAGCGGTCCACACTAGGATGTTATGCTCCATAGACACTCCCCTAAGCTCCTCAGCGATCTTCTGCTGCGCTTGGTACTCTTGCTGAATCTCTCTCGTAGGACGCAAGAGTTCAAGATAATCCACGATTAGGAGGTCTGGTTCAAACTCCTCGTAGTTTTTCAATTGAACTAGGAGGTTACGAACCGTGTTAATAGAAGCTTGGCTTGTAGGGAACTCTTTAATAACCAACTGGCTCCCAGGGAATTCCTCCTTGAACATCTCCAACCTCTCTTTGACCGTGAGTTGGTTAGCAGGATCTTTAAGCTTGAACTGAGGAACTAAGGTCATGATTGAATCAAATCTCTGCGCGATCTTATCCTCACTCATTTCCAATGAAATATATAAGACTTTCCTACCCTCCATCATGGAGTGTACTCCTTGGTTCACTAGGAACAAGGACTTCCCCACACCAGGAGGGGCCACAACCATAGCCATTTCCTTGGACCCCAATCCACCCTCCAGGGATTTATTAATCGACGGCAGGAATGTCTTATACTTTTGTTCTGTCTTTTTGTTAAAGATACGATCCCAACGACCTAAAATATCTTTAAAGTAGTTCTGTCCCGTATCAACATCTCTATTAATGAGCAGTGCCTTCTTAACAAGAGCCTCGACCTCATCAACACGATCATCTTTAATTAGCGAAATACTTTGAGCTATAGCAGATTTCATCGCCTCCTTTTTGGCGAACCCCTCCACCAAGTCCAACATATATTCTGTGTTGGTAGTGGTGGAAGTATCTACATTGTTAATGTAGGAAAGCTCGTCCTCATAATCAGAGACATTCTCCCTAGCCCCCAGCGTAGGCTTAACATCCTGGACAATAAAATCATCGGTAGGAAGCTTCCCATACTTGTCGTAATGCTCCCTAACCTTCTCAAAAATCTTGGAGTGAGAAGGGAATTCAAAGTAGTCTGGGTGAACCAGATTTACAATCTGTAAGTAGAAGTCCTTATTAGACTTAAGAAGATAGAGGATACCTCGTTGGATATTCTCACTAAAATCGTATGCCATGGTTGTTAACTATTTTTGGAGGGTTTTGAAATGTCTAGTTCTGTTTTTCCGATGTCTTTGTAGCCCATCTTGTTCGCTCTATCATAGGCTTCTGATGTTAGTTTTCGAGAGCTTTCCACCTTCTTTAGAGTCTCTTGTTCCCCAGTCTTCTTGAGACCTCTAGACTCGGCAAATTTATCCCAATCCACATTCGCAGATTTATATCTAAAAGATTCATCATCCATAGCTCTTTTACTAGCATCAATTTGTTTATGTAAAAACCTGTTAGCAGAATCCTTATCGTACCCCTCTGTAAAATGCTTTTGATACCTGCGTCTTACAGTATGGAAGTCTTGAACGCCTGGGTTATTTTTATTTCCTGCTCCATCATCGTTAAAAGATATTCCAACATTCTGATGCTGCCAGTATCTACTAGATAACTTTTTACATTCTGGGCACCTAGTCCTGCCAGGAGCCTTGCCTACTGGACAGTCTCTGTCCCAATAAATCTCACACTCTCTACAAACCCATTCAAAGATAGCCATTATACGCTAAAGGACTCCCCACATCCACAAGACTTAGCGGCATTAGGATTAACAAACCTAAACCCCCTACCCATCAGACTTTCCTCAAAATCAATGATGGTATTGTTTAAGTAGAGAAAACTCTTAGGATCACAAACAACTTCCATATCTTTTGGATTCCACTCTTTAATTGAGATCTGATCAACCTCAGATTTGTTATCATCAAATCCAAGAGTGTAGGAAAACCCAGAGCA